ATGTCCGTCAGAGCCGTCGCGATCGCCTGAAGCTTGGCAATCAGAGTCATGTCCTCTTCCTCACCGGTGGACGTAGATCAATTGGAAGCTCAGCCCCATTTCGCCCGCCATCGAGCGGCCAGCGGCGAGCGCGGTCTGGCATCCCTCGTACTGGATGTCGCGATTGTGCACTAGACCGAGGAGCGTGGCATCCGTCCTGATGGCTGATATGATGGCATCCCGTAGCGTATTCAACTCGGTACCGACCTCGTCCGGATTGTCCTGGAGGACAACATAAACCTCCGGAGTCATGGTCACCAGGTTCGGCGCCGACGGCGGTCGGTTGCGCCCGAACGCCCGATCATCCGCGAACTCGTCGCCGTCCAACAGGACGATGCACGGCACCTTGCCCTCGGGGATGTCGATGCTGTTGCGCTGGAACCGGGCGATCCCCGGCACCGCGGCCAGCACGGTTTCAAGGCGGCTCAGGATCGCTTCCCGCTCGCCGCTCACAACACCCTCCGCAGGATCAGGAGCAGCTCACCCTTGCTCTCGCCGGCCGGCGTCGGTCGCGGCCTGTGATTGATGATCCTCCACTCGACCTCGTTGATGGTCAGCGTTCCATCCACCAGGTCGCCGGCATTAAGCCCCAGCGCGGTCAGGTCCTCCACCATCACGGCGGCCGCAGGCATGACGGTCGGGAACTCCGTGTCGCCGATCATCACTTCAGTGCCCGACGTCTTGTCGATGGCCCTGATCTCGTACTCGTCCGCGGTGTTCAAAAGGAGGGCCGCGTCCACGCCGTGGATGATGTAGTTCGGCCGCAGCGCGATGGAGAAGTGATCAACCATAGCAACGATCCAACACCCGGCGATGGAAGTCCCGATTGATCGCACGGCACTCCGGGAGGAAGTCCGGATGGGTCGTCGCCTTGGCGGCACCCTCCCTCCAGTTCCCGTCATCCACTACCGGCGCGCTGTGACGCATGTTGAAGAACTTACTCGAGTACGGATTGACCAGCACGACCTTTCGGCCGAGAAGCGTCGCCCAGTATAATCCATGGTAACTGTTTGTCAATACTGTCTCCGCGGAGGCAAGCCACGGGATGATGTCGTCGATTGGTGATCGGTTGGTCAGGCACGGAATCCCGCGCACGCGGTGGGGCGCACGATTGGTGATGGCCCGATCGGAATTTACGAACAGCACGACCTCTCGCGTGGCCGTGTATGGCCGATCGAAGAGCGGGTGCATACAGGACACGCACGGGACGTAGCGTTCGTCAGCGGGCATCCTGCGCGCGTAGTCGCGCACTCCAATTAGGTCCAGGTCCCGCAGCCCCGTCGGCTTTTCCAGACGGCGCTTCTCGCCCCACTTGGTCCTGCCGACGCCCCATGCTACTTTGAAGCGAGACTGGAGCGTCTTGTGAATGCCAGTATTGATCATGGTCCCAGCGATGGCGCCGCCGCCGAAGATGGTGACATCGCAAGGACCCTGCGGAGTACGCGGGCGGATGTTATGGTGCTCGAGCTCGCCAGGAAAGTCGAAGTAGTGGTACGGCGCGCACAGGCGGTCGCCCATGTTGTCGTTGATGAAGTGGAAGAACTTGGTCAGCATCGCACCGCTCCTAGAAAAGAACGGCCGGGAGGATTGCTCCCGGCCGCCTGTTTCAGTCGCCTTGCGGCTCAGCCTTAGATGCCGGTGCTAATGGTCGCCGACATCAGGACGCGGGGCCGCGTGCAAATCGGCAACGGGTTCTGCTGGGTGTGCAGTTCCACGAACCGATTGAAGCGGTTGTCCGGCGCGATCTTCGCGTAGCGCGGCAGGCCCACCGTGTTCACGGTCTCCAGGAAGTCCGCGGGAGCGAAGTACTCGGCATAGAGGCCGGGCACGCCCACCGGGAAGATCATCGCCTCCTGCGGGTCGATCGACACGGTCTCGTTGTCGTCCGTCCCCTGGTAGTTCTCCCAGAAGATGTTACCGAACTCGAACACGCTGTGAGCGTAGTTCGCGGCGAGCCGGCTCTCGGACGCCTGCCAGTTCCGATAGACATCCTTGACCGCAGTCGAGGACACGAGGGCATCGAAGAACTCGTCACCGCAGAACGCATGAATGCGGAGCGAGGACGGCGCCGGCGCCTTCAGGTTGCGGACGATGGTGCGCTTGATCTGCTGACACTTCACGCGGAACTCGTCCGAGCCATCGGTCGCGCTCACGAACGCCGTGTCCATGTCGACCGGGGTCTCCTGCGCCACATCGAAGAACGTGAAGAGGTCGATCAGCTCGGTACCATCGGCGTCGACCACGAGGCCCTGGAGGGCGCCGAGGCGAAGGTGCTCGATGGTCATGTCGTGCCGCAGCGACATCTTGCGCATCTGGGTGTTGATGGTGGACTGCACACCGCGGAGCGAATCGGTCGAGCCGAGGACGCGGACGTCCTGGATGGCGGAGGCCGGGATGGTCTCCTCCAGCTTGACCTGCGGGATGCCGACCGCGCGGAGGGTGCCCTTGTCCATGACCTCGCGAGGAGCGGGCGCACCGCGCCTCGTGGTCGGGATCAGGGACAGGCCTTCGCTGACCTGCTCGATGGAGACGGTGAGCGTGTTCACGCCCTCGCCGACCCCGGCGAACGCCAGCTCGCCGGCCCGGCCCGGCACGTGATCAACCTCGTTGATCAGCGTGGTCAGGCTGACGAGCGAGAAGGCGTCGTCGTTGAAAATATCGAAGTGCATTCTTCCCTCCAGATTGCTCGCCCGTCAAGAGCGAGTGGGGATTACGTGGGACCGATCGCGGTGGCGTTACCGACGGATCAGGAACTTGGCGTCCATCTGGGCGCGAACCGCCGCCGCCTGTCCGCCGGCCGTGGTCTCGGTCGGGTAGGTCAGGAGCGAATCATCCACGACGCAGAGGTGCTTGATGTACGGGACGCCGACGATATCCGCGCCGTCACCCGTCTCGGTGGACGCGTCCCAGTCGCCGATGACGATGCCCTCGACGGGCACGCCATCGATGTTGCCAGCGGTGTCGACCTCACCCGATAGCGACACGAGGTCGCCGCCGGAGAGCCCGACAATCTGGCCGTCGACCACGCTCGCGCCGGCGGCAAGCGTGCCGCTGGCACGGGCGATGTCGCCCATCGTGACCACCTCGCCGACGATCCACTCGCCGTCGTGCTGGCCCTCAACCTGAGGCATGAAAGTCATTCGGAATTCTCCCTCGTTGACCGGCGCGGCCGGTCGAGTGTCAGAGTGCTGCGGCTAGGCCGAAGCGATTAGGCAGCCTTCCGGCCGTTCCAGCGGGAATAGATCTTGCTCGGGTCCAGGCCCTCAGCCGACGCGACGGCCTGGGTGCCAGGCGTCTGCGGCCGATGCGAGTTGACCTCGCGCTGGCTGGCGGCGGAGCCGCCATCACCGGCCTCGGCGAGCAGGGCGGCCTTGACCTCGGCCGGCGACTTTCCGTCGGCGAGGAACTGAACCGCCGCATCCGGCTTGCCGGCCAGCTTGCAGAGTGCGCGAATCTCGTCGGCCTCGCCGGCGATCTTGGCGCGCACGTCCTTCTCGATCTGCGCGGCGTCGGGAGCCTTGCCCTCGGCGTCGGCCTTGGCCCTCGCGTCAGCATCGGCCTTGGCCTTCGACTCGGCTTCGGCCGCGATCTTGGCCTCGACCTCCTTGCGAATGCGGGCCTCCATCTCCGCCGGAGTCTCCGCCGGCGTTTCCTTCGTGGTCATATCATTGACCTCCTTTTGAGCGCCTCCGGCGCGGACACGCCCGACGATGGCACGCGGCGCGTGATCATAGTCGGACAAATCGAACTTCGCCGCGATACGCGTCGCGACGATCACTTCGTCGGCGAATCCCATGGCCAGAGCCTCTTCGGCCTGGAGCCAGGTTTCCGCGTCCATGATCGCCAAGATCTCGTCGTCGTCGAGGCCCGACTTGTCAGCATAGATGGAGACCATGCTGTCTGCGAGCTTATCTAGGGTTTCCGCGGCGGATCGCAACCCTTCCGCGTTACCCTCGATCATGGTGATCGGATTGTGGATCATCAGGAACGTGTTGGCCGGCATGATGACCTTGTCGCCGGCCATCACGATCATGCTGGCGCCCGACGCGGCGATGCCATCCACGTACACCTCGACGGTGCCGGGGAAGGCCTTCAGCATGTTGTAGATCGCGATCGAATCGAAGACGCTGCCGCCCGGCGAATTTATGTGGACCCTCACGGTCTTCATTCCGCGGAACGAATGCAGCGCCGCGTGGAACGCGAGGGCGTTGATGCCGAAGGCGCCGATCTCGTCGTAGATGACGATCTCGCCGGCGCCGCCCTTGGTGGCAGCACGGAACCAGGACTTATTCTTCGTCGGCATCTTCATCATCCTCCTCCGCCGGTGTCTCCTCGTCCGGCTCTTCGTCGTCTTCCCCGTCGCCCCCGTCAACCGACCCGTCGCCGCCAGGCGACGGAGCCGGTTGCGCTGAAAAATTCAGTCCCAGGCGCTCTTCTCGTTCCTGGTCGGCGGCGATGCGGTTGTCCACCTCCTCGGGATCATGGCCGGTCGCCTCGATCACGTCGCCGCGGGCCTTGAAGCCCTTCTCGACCGCCAGAGCCTCGGCCTGCAGGTCCTTGAGCGGATCGACCCAATCCCACTTCGGAGGCACCCACTTAACGCGGGTAATGGCGCGCATGTCAGCGTCGAAGGCCTGCGGCGTCCAGGGCAGCAGACCGGCAATCACGGCCAGGCCGAACCAGCGGCGCCACACCGGGCGACAGAACTGGAAGACCATGGTGCGGTGCTGCTCGGCTTCCACCTGTCGGCGGAACTCGACCAGGCCCGCGCGAATCGAGCCATAGTTGGCGCTGCGGAGGTCTCCAGTCATGGAGGCATACGGCACGCCCATGCCCGCCGCGGCGCGAAGGAGCATGCGGTACTGATAGGCCTCGTACTGGTTGCCGACATCCGCCGGCGCGCTGAACTTCACATCTTCGCCGTAGCCCAGGTCGATGACGGCGCCGGGGTCCAGGTTGAACTCCCCGGTGGAGCTCGTATTGGACCCGACCAGCGAACCCGCGTTCGGGTAGGTGCCGGTCACGTCGCGCTGGACATGCTCTCCAGCAACGCCGAACGGGTGGTCGCCGTCCTCACCCTTGGGCCGCGTCACGAACACCGCAAACAGCGCGGTGGTGCGCTTGCGCTCGAGCTCAGCGTCGTCGTAGAGGTCCATCATCGCGAGGGTGATCATGGACGACAAGGTCTTCGGGATGCCCCGAAGCTGGCCGGCCCGAATCGGATTGTAGATGTGGAGCACCTCGCTCGCCGGCACCCGGATCGTGGAGGTCGGTCCCAGAATCACGCTCGTGTCGGCGCCCGGGTGCTGGCGCAGGAAGTGATAAGCCACGCGCCGCCCAATGCCGTCGAACTCGATCCCCATCTCGATGCGGTTGCCCGCGCCGATCCCGAACTGGTGGTTGTCATACGGCAGCATTTCGCTCGGCAGGAGCTGGAGCTGCATGGGCACCGTGTCCATGTCGCCCTCGCGCCGCGGCCTGATCCGAACGAAGCATTCGCCGGCCTCGAACAGCTCGGTGGCAATGATGGACTGCAGGCCGTAGAAGTCCGTCAGCATATCAGCGTCGGCTTCGTCGGTCCAGTCCATCCACAGCTCCTGCAACGCCTCACGCGCCCCGGGCTGGTTCTTCAGAAGCGACGCAGGCTTAATGCCCGTTCCGGCTAGTGCTGCCACATAGACGGAACGGGCCTGGGTCGCGTATGGATTGTTCTCGCACAGGTACCGCGACCTGGCGATGACCGTGCGGCCGTAGCGACGGATCAGCGAGTTGATCGCCGTCGTCACATTCGGCACCGACGCCAGACGTCGGCCGGTGCGGCCGACCTCGAAGGCGCGGTAGACGGTGGTGGTGAAGCGGTTCCTGATCCGTGTCAGCAGGCCTGCCATCAGTAACCCTTCCTCGGCTGTCGAATATACCGCGGCTTGCGGGTCGTTCCGCTCAGCGCATTGATCTCCGCCGTCAGGTCCGCGATCACCCGGTCCATCTCGTCGAGCGAGCGGTAGGTCGTCTGTGTGTCGCCGTGCCGCACGGTCAGGACGCCAGTCGCCTTCGCTGCCTTGATCGCGACGAGCTGCGCCTGGAGGTCAGCGAGTTCCATTGCCTATCGCTCCATGAACTTGCTGCGGCCGCGGTTGCCGCGACGGTGAACGGGTGTCGGTGCGCCGTGCCCGCGGAGCTGCTCCAGCAACGCGGCCTGAGTCACAAGGTTCAGGCGTCGCGTGTGGTAGAGACCGATCAGTGCTGCGTATGCGTACACTCGGCAATCCAAAGCCTCATTGGCGCGGCCACGCTGAAGGACCCACTTCCGAACATTCATCCCCATCCGGCGTTCGATGGTCAGGTTCTCGCTGGTGAGCTGCTCGAACCAGGCGTCCGATCGTTCCACCGGGAAGTGGCAGTAGCCCGGGCCGGGCTCCTCGATCAGCAGCCTTTGTCGTATCGACTCTTTCGCGGAATTGCAACCCACCATGATAGGCTTGAAGCCAGTGCGGTACTTAGTGGGCTTGGCCTCCCTTTGCAACGGCGGCCAAACCGGCTGCCAGGTCCCGCCTCGGTCCGAGGCGCCCTTGATCGCCCACACATTGCGGCCGATGCGTGACCTAGCGAATGAGTAGACATCTTGAGTGTTATGGCCGCCGCTGTCAATACAGGCCGCCATCACGCGCAGGTCGAAGCCGTGCTCGTGATTCCATCCCTTCAGCAGGTACTCGTCGAGCTTCGCCCAGATCTCGGGGCGTGCCGGGTCGCCGACAATCACGTGCTGGTCCACGGACCAGGACTCCTCACCCACGCCCCAGCCGACCACCTCGATCTCCAGTCTGCCGCTGTTGTTCACCGTGCCAGGCTGCGCGTCGATCCCGGCGGTCAGCACTACGGCACCGGCCGGCACCGGAGCGGGGAACACCTCACGCCGGCTCGCGAGCCAGTGATGGTTGATCTCCTTCGCGATCTCCGCGCGGAACGGCAGACCTAGCTGGGTGTTGTAGAATGTCTGCTTCTGCTCGGGGTCGTCCTTCGCAACGAACCACTTGTCGACGAGCCCGCCCACAGTGATGAACGGCGAATAGAGCTTGGACGCTGTGAAGCTGGCGTGGCGGTGTGACACACCCCGGCTCCCGCACTTGGTGCAAGTGGCATATCCGACCTGGTGGTCCTCATCCCAGTCCCAGCTCCGCGTCTCCATCGGCTCCTGGTGCTCGTCACAGCAGGTGAGGGGTCGCGTCTGCTGGTGCCGGATCATGCCGCGCGTCGTGATGGCCCGGACGCGATCCGCCTCGGTCCACTCGCCGCCGCACTCCTCGCAGTAGATCGCCGCGCTGTCCGGAATGTGGTCGCCGGCCGCGTCCTTCTCCCAGTGCACGTGGCTGAAGAAACCGAGCACCTGCCAATGCCCGCAGTGAGGACAGGCGACGTACGGCTTGCGCTGGTCGCCCTCCAGGTACGATCGGAAGATGCGCGACGTCTCCTCCCACGTCGGCGAACAGGCGCGGACCGAGAGACTGTTGGTCAAGAAGGTGGCCGTTCGCTCCTCGGCCAGGATGATCGGGTCTCCTTCCTTGGTCGGCTCGTACTTGTCCACCTCGTCCAGCAGCGTGATACGGATCGCGCGCATGGCCAGGTTGGTCGGCGAGCCAGCGGAGGCCATCGCCAGAAAGCCGCCGGGGAATCGCTTGAAGCGCATCGTGTCATCAGACTGGCGCGACCGCTCGCGCGTGCTCGCGATCTCACGCAGCGCGGGCGACGCCTTGATCATCGGCACCAGGCGCTCCTTCGAGAAAGCCTCGACCGATTCGTCCTTCGGCTGCGTCAGCAGGATCGGGCACGGGTCCAGGTGCATGAAGTACCCGATGATGTTCTCGAGCAGCGACGTCTTCAGCAGCTGCGTGCAGGTCATCACCGTGATGCGACGGACCCCCGGCTCGGTGACCGCCATCATCGGACCGCGGGCCACCTCCACTCGGCTCGTCTGCCACGGGCCGCCGACGGCGCCGCTCGACGTGGAGAGGTGCCGGTACCGATCGGCCCAGTCCGGCACCGTCATGGTCGGCGGCGGGCGGAGGACCTGACGCGCCTTGGCGAGGCGCGCGTCCAGGTTCTTGACGGCGGCCTCAGTCATAGCAAATGTCCGGCGGCAGCCATCGCAGCTGTGTTCCTCCGCGGTGATCGCGCTCCCACACCCACCAGGCATAGACGATCATACCGCCATGCACTTCCTCGAGACCGAGCTCCGAAATCTGAACGCGGCGGCTGAAGATATGGATGCGGGCGGGCGGATGCTTCTCGAAGAAGTGGTAGCGGCCCGGGGCGCGTAGCTCTCCGCTCGGGCTCCACCGACCACCGCCCTCCATGAACTGGAACCGGAGGAGCCACGCGTGCTTCTCGATGCCGAGGTCGATCGCCCGCTGCACGAACTCCTGCCCGAGGCGGTACGGTGGATTGGTCACAATCGCGCGGTGGCGGCCCGGGACCTTGTCCTTGAGGAAGTCCAGGCGATGGTCGGGTGTGTGATCGCCTACGGGCCAGGGCTCGTTGGTCACAACATTGTAGCCCGCGTCGATGATGGGCTCGACCATGTGGCCGGCTCCGGAGCACGGCTCCAGGATCGTGCGCCCCGGGAAGTCCTCCACTCGGAACAGCGCGCGGGTGACCTGCGGCGGTGTCGGGTAGTAGTCGTTCGGCGAACGGTTCTCGGGCGGCCCGTAACCGGCGACGACGTGGAACTCAGCCATGGTCAATCTCACTGAGACTGGCGAGGGTCTCGTTGACCTCTGCCTTGAGTAGTGCCTCGATCGTCGAGGCGTCGGACACGGCCGATAGCGGCTGTGCCATGCGGCCGGGTATCGCCTGCAAACGGGACTTCACGACGGCGTACTCGTTCTCGACTCGCTCGACCACCGTGTCGATGTCGATCATCCGACCTTCTAGCTCCTCGAGCTCGAGCTCCTTCATTCGGGCGACCGCAACCTTCTCCCTCGATCGCGCCGATTCGTACGAGGCACCGGCGCCTGATCCCGTGTTGGTCTTCAGCTCGATCAGCCACTGGATGCAAGCCTTCGTGTCAAAGCGCCACTCGACGCCCTTCCGTCCCTCCTGGAGGGCAGGCATACCCTGCTCGCTGTAACGGTCGATCGTAGGTAGGCTCACACCGAGCACATCTGCGAGGCCGCTGCGGTTCACTTCCATAGGGCGGAGGTTCCTTGAACTGGTGAGATCGTTAACGCCGGGGCTGGCCGGGCCCAGTAGAAATGCGGGACTTTTTGGACTCTATCCACTATCAAAACGAGCCTTCGTACCGCC